CCAGTAGTTAACAAGATCCATGTCAATACTATAATACCGAGAAATTTCATTTAAGGTCTTACCGTCACGACATCCTATAATCACACAGTAGGCCGCTCTCCGTTCCTCCCCTTGACAATCGCTCGGAATTTTCTTTTCTAATTTTGCTACAACCTGTTCAGTAATCATATAAATCCTTTCTACTCAGGCGGTTCACAGTTTATCACTAGATGGCGCGTCGTGTTGCAATTTTTTAAAAAAAATGGGGCACCTCCGTTTCAATAATAATCTTACGAAATATTACTGACGGGGTGCCCCACAGAAATTATTTTTTCAAATGCCAATCAATATGATTATCTAATTTAACTTCAACATTTTTCATATCATCTTTAAGTTCATTAATTGAAGTATAAACTAAATTATGATCTTCTTTATTTTCTTTTCTAGACTTTTGAATTAAGGCAACTAAAACTGAAAATACTCCAGTAATAAGAGTTGCCCATAAAAGTTCTGTCATTTCAATCGTTAATTAAAAAACTTGCAATTGACTCAACATCAACATCAAATTTTCCAAATTGCTCTTCATATGTCTTAAGAAGAGAAACAAGGTCTGCCTTCTTCACCTCTGGGTCAAGGGGTAGATCATTGGTGGGCGCTGTCTTGCCTGCACCAGATGTTGGGGTTGGGGCTCCGCCTGGGGTGGGGATAGAAACAACCTTCTTCTCGGGATCAAGAGGAACCTCGTTCATTATTCCTTTAATTAATTCACCCTGCGAGGCGTGCCAGTTGGCGGCCTTAATGTGGTCCTGCATTTTTTCTGCTGAAAACTTAGCCATTTCTTCGTGCCAAGCCTTCATTGCGTCATGATCTTGAATCATTTTGTCCAAATTGGTTTTCATTGTAACTCCTTTACCAATGTCTCCAATTGCCAAACCTTGAGCCAAAGCTTTTTTTCTGGCTTCGCGCTTGGAGTTTTCATCGTTTGCCGTATATAGATAACACTTGCCAGCATTGCCCCATTTGAAACCGGGCCTACCGTTTTCAGAACAAGAATTAACAGGCATAGTGTTTACATTCTACCACTTTTTATTTGTAATAGCTGTATAAATCTTGCCGACCCCATCTTTGAACTGGAATTCCAATATCTTTAAAGTAATTAAAAGCGTCTTCAGAGGAATAGACAATCCTGGCATAGGCTTTTCTAGCCCCTTCGTCGTATACTGGGCACTCCGGGTTCGGATCTAAATATAAAGCTTTATATTGATAAATATCTTTTTGCCAATGAATTGCGTTTACAACTTTTAAAAGACTGTTACAGTATGGACATGTTCTATCTGGATATGGGAAGTTTTCTTGCACTTTCCCAACAATTACCTCTTGAACATCATATGGGTTTGTTAATGAGGATATGTAATTATTATTCATCTCTTGGCCTAATTAGAAAATTAATTATATCACTTATATTTTTTTGTGCAATTTCAACACCGTCCATGAGAGCATTAAGTTCCTCAAGCGTCATCTCGTAATCTTCTGATGGGCTAGAGATATAAAAAATTGGGATTCTTATATCTTGGAAAGGCACTGTCTTTATTGTTATTTCTAAAGACTCATATTCATCGACATCTTCATAACCTGAAAATGGAACTATTGTCGTCATAATCAACACCCTCCTCGGTAACGGTAATTAAATCATACCCCAGAATTACCAAGTTCTGACAAAGAATTGTCAGTCCTTTTGTTTCTTTATCTTTCTTTTTACCAAAGAAAACAATAAAAATATAATCATCTTTTTTAATTTTATCAAATAGACTATAATTTTTATCTTTTAGAATACGGCACCTGCGGTTTCCAGTAGATGAAATGTATAATTTTAAAAATCTAGATGTTGTGGCCGGTGAAACATAAACATCAACAACAGCATTTTCAATTAAATTACAAAATTCTCTAATATAGGAATAGGGAAATCCAGTATCAGACAATGCAAGAACTTTTTTATTATTAAAAAGTTCTTTACTGAGCTTTTTTTGTTGCATTTAAAAGAATTAAAGTTAAATTTGCAACCAAAACAATCAGAAATGGACCGACAAAGCCGGGATCGTGGTTCCAGCCTGTTTTAACAGCTATATTGATTAAAGCTGCATTGGCGAACATCCACAGTAAATAAAATGCTAATGCAATCATATTGGAAGTCTACCAGATGTTTCAAACGCTTCATGAGAAATTGGCATTGTTTTTTTAAACAACTCTTCAATTGCAATTGCATATTGCTGTATTTCATATTGGGCATTTTGTTCATTTCTTAATGAAATAAAATTAATTAATGAACGAGCATTAACTGTCCAAATAAATTCTGTGTACTGAGCAACAGGAAGAACTATCCTTGCAATTTCTTTTGCAATACCAATTTCAATCAGATAATTATATATAGTGTCAGCCACTCGGTAAACCTCTTGTATGTTTTTATAGTATATTTCTTTTTTTAAAGGATCTTCTATTTCTTGAAATACATAAGCACCGGGTTTGCCAACTTGCTGTCTTATATCGCTATACGCTGGTACATAATAGTCAATCTTATTTGGTTTATGATATCTCATACTCATTTCGTTAAATGAGGACCAGCGGTGTCTCATCCACTCTCTAGTAACAAAGATTGGGGCTTTAATTCTGAATTTAAAAACACAATGCTCAAAGGGAGTTGCATGTCTGTTCTTAACAAGATAATTAATAAGACCAACGCAAGACTCGTCTATTTCTTGTTTTTGTGAGGCGAATGACACTTTGGCTGAATTAACAACATCTAAGTCAGAACCAAAAAAGTCAATTAACTCAACATAACCAAAATCTAAAATTTCATAATAACTTGGGTCGGGTATACTGGCCATGCGGAGATCATACAGCATCTCCGCAAAAAACGCTTTGGAAAAAAAATAAAAAAAACGCAATTCCGGCTTGACAGGTGATTTCTAAAACACTATGCTTTCGCATGCAAAGCATGCCAAGTACACTTGTATATTCTTGTATGCTTATAATAGTTTATTAAGTATAATAAGTATATGAAAGTAATTGCAATTGTGGACAGTGAAGATTGCGGACCCTTTGCAATTATTGACCCTGAAACAATTGATGTAATTCAATGTTCTGATTTTTACCTTGCTGCAACATACTGTGCTTTTACTGGAAAACCGTTGACTTGTGAAATTTCACAAGACTGTGCTGAACATTTAGTAGAAAATGGTGTAAGATGTCTAAGCTGGAATGAAGAGATCCAACCAAAACAAAATAGGCCCTCTAAGAAAAAATCAGAATAGTTCATGAAAAAAATAAGTTGGTTTAGCCTCCAAAATACAGACATCAGCGGTGCTCTATGGGCAAGTCAGGGTTATGCAAATGCTGCGTTAAATACGATTGTTTCGCTACAAGAAAAACAAACAGCGGTATATTTTAATAATCCAGATATTCCATTTCATATTAACTTTTGTCAACCGTATTATTATCAATTAACAAATGCCTACAATGTTGGCTATACTCCTTGGGAATCTACAAAGATTCCTCCAGGCTGGTTATATAACATGAATGTTTGTAATGAGATCTGGACAACCTCTAGTTTTGTTAAAGATATTTATATCCAAAATGGTGTAAGAGATAACATACATGTTATACCACACGGTGTTTCAGAAGATTTTGCAATTGTAGAAAGAGAACTCCTTAATAAGTTTAACTTCCTTCATGTAGGGGGAGACTCAAAAAGAAAGAATGCTCAACTTGTTGTTGATGCTTTTCTAGAACTTTTTGATGGAAATGAAGATTATCAACTTATATTGAAATATAACAATTTTTGTTATGCTGAAATTTACCTAGATGGTAAGTTGGTACAAGCCACTGAGCATCCTCAAATTATTGGTATTCCAGAAATTTTTTCTGCAGAAGACCTTGTTCGTTTATATCATAAATGTCATTGCTTGGTTTATCCAACAAGCGGAGAAGGTTTTGGGATGATTCCTTTTGAAGCAATGGCAACAGGAATGCCTACAATAGTCACAAATCTAACTGGTTGTGCAGATTTTGCACACTATGGTATTCCTTTAGAGGCTGAGTATGGTGAAGCTACATATAATAATCATCAATATTCAACAGATACAGGTTTATGGGCTGTACCAAATTTTGATGAATTAGTTATCCACATGCAAGATGTTGCTGGTGACTACGATTTGTTTAAAAAATCGGCTATACACTCTGCAAAAATTATTCATCAAGAACACTCTTGGTCCGCGACCGCTGATAAAATTCTTGCGCGGTTAGCGGAATTTGATAAAAAAAAATAGACCTAAGCATTCTCTCTGTGAGATGAACCACTGAGTTGATACTATTGAATTCTTAACACTCGGAGGTCTGATGATTGCGCACTTGCCCGTTCTTAAAAAAAATTTATTTTCAGAAAAGGAAACCATGTTTAGTTTTAGACTGAATGAAGAATTTATTTCTCAGTATAAAAAAATCACACCCCCCTTTGGCTATCGGGATGCAGCGGGGAACTCTGTTGGTGAAATTACATTTCTTAGAACATACTCTAGAAAAAAACTAGACGGCACAAAAGAAACTTGGGTTGATGTTTGTGAAAGAGTAATTAACGGCATGTATTCATTGCAAAAAGATCATTGCAAGAATAATAAGTTACCCTGGAATGGAGTAAAGGCACAAGCTTCTGCAAAAGAAGCGTTTGATCGTTTATTCAATCTTAAATGGACACCACCCGGGCGAGGACTTTGGATAATGGGAACAGATCTTGTCAATGTGCAAAAAAATTCTGCGGCTTTGCAAAACTGTGCTTTTGTCTCCACTGGTGAAATGAATAAAGACAACCCGGCTGAACCATTTGCATTTTTAATGGAAGCATCAATGCTAGGAGTCGGCGTTGGATTTGATGATAAAGGTGCCGACAAAGGGTTTTCTATCTTTCAACCCAAACATTCAACTGATATTACATCAATTGAAGACAGCAGAGAGGGTTGGAAAGATTCAACAATTGCTTTAATTAATTCTTTTTTAAAACCAGATCAATCCGAAGTTAATTTTGATTATTCATTAATTAGACCATTTGGAACTCCAATAAAAACTTTTGGCGGCACGGCCTCAGGACCAGAGCCTCTAGAGAAACTGCATAAAGCAATCAGAAAATTATTTACAGACAGAAACGGCGAACTGCTCACGCGCAAAGACATTGCAGATCTTGGAAATCTAATTGGAGTTTGTGTTGTATCGGGCAATGTCCGCAGATCGGCGGAGCTTTTAATCGGCAGATCTGATGATCAAGATTTTTTAAATCTTAAAAATCCAAAAATTTTTCCAGAGCGCAACTCGTATGATTCAGAAAATCCAGGTTGGGCTTGGATGAGTAACAATTCTGTTGAAACTTATGTTGGTAACGATCTATCTCATTTGGTAGACAATATTGCTCTAAATGGGGAGCCTGGAGTTATTTGGCTTGATATGTCTCGTAAGTATGGTCGGCTTTCGGATCCGCCGAACAACAAGGATTGGCGAGTCGCTGGATACAATCCATGTGCAGAGCAATCTCTTGAGTCATATGAATGTTGTACATTGGTTGAAACATACTTAAATCGTCACGAAAACATTGAGGACTACAAAAGGACATTGAAATTTGCATATCTATATGCAAAAACAGTAACGCTGTTACCAACTCATTGGGAAAAAACTAATGCAATTATGCAAAGAAATAGGAGAATTGGCACATCAATGTCTGGTATTGCCAATTTTGCTGATAAAAAAGGTTTGCCTGTTCTTAAAGAGTGGATGAATGAAGGGTATGAAACTGTAAAAAGATACGATAACATTTACTCTGAGTGGTTTGGCATCCGTGAATCTATCAAGATGACGACAGTGAAACCCTCAGGAACAGTTTCAATACTGGCTGGTGAATCCCCAGGTGTCCATTGGACACCGGGCGGAGAATTTTTCAACAGAACAATTCGGTTTTCCAATGATGATCCTATGCTCCCTTTGTTCAAAATGGCAAATTATAGGATTGAGCCAGCAGCAGAGTCTCCTGATACAACCTCTGTTGTATATTTTCCAATTAAAAGTGGTGCAAGAAGAAGTGAAAAAGATGTAACCATCTTTGAAAAAATGGCAATTGCCGCAACTGCCCAAAGATATTGGTCAGATAATTCTGTTTCAGTTACAATTTCATTTGATTCTCAAACAGAAAAGCAATATATTGGAACCGTTTTACACATGTATGACGGACAATTAAAGACTGTTTCGTTTTTACCACAAGGTAACCACACATATCTACAAATGCCATATACTCAAATTGATGAAAATGAGTATTTAAAAGCAAAATCTGAACTTTTTCCAATTGATTTTGCTGGAGTTTATGCTGGATTAGCCCATGATGCTATAGGAGAGGCCTATTGCACAACTGATTCATGCGAAATCAAGCTTTCTTAATAAAAAAATCGCTTTTATATCACAACATGATGTAGAATGTAATAAGAATGACATCAGATATGATAAAAAGCAAGCAAATTTGGGTGCCTGAGCGCGCTTTTGGCGTATGTCTTTGGATTATGGAAGACGGAATGCCTTTAAGCGATGGCGATGGTGTTCTTTGCGCTGAAGGACTGGTCGGTGACGAGAATATTGAAAGACAAGTTGCTCAGGCCGCAAAATATTGGACAGGATCTGACGCTGGTGAATGCCGATGGGTTTCTGGGGCAAGAAAAATTACCGCCTCAGAACAAGAAGATCAGAAAGAAAGGCTTTCGGAAGGTCTTATTGCTGACCCATTTGAAGATTTTTTTGATGATTATTTTGGTAAAAGAAAATGAACTCAAGAATGTCACTAGATGACTCCGGTGATGATTTTAACGAAATTGATGATATTGCGTATTATCAATTTGCTTCCGCCGAAGAGACCGTTGATCCGTTTTCAGCAATAAAAATAAATTCACTTCCACCACGAATGAAGAGGAAGGCAGAAAGAATTGCCAAAAAATTTGAAGGGGAAGATGGAACTAAATCTAAATACCTAGATCCAGAGGTCGTTAATGGCTATTCTCTATGGGATATTGTGAATCCCCCATATGATTTAGATAACCTAGCAAAATTATACGACCAGAGCGCGATACATTCTGCTGCCATTAAATCTAGGGTTATGAATACTGTTGGTCTTGGTTATGAGTTTTCAGAAACACTCAAAGCGAGAAGAAAAGTAGAAAAAGCACACGGCAACCCCGCAAAACTTGAAAAAGTTAGAAGAGATTTGCAAGACTTGAAAGAAGAAATGGATGACCTTTTTGAAGGTTTAAACATTGAAGAAACACTTATTGAAACTCTTGTGCGAGTTTGGCAAGACTGCCTGACTGTCGGTAATGGTTACCTTGAGGTTGGTAGAAACAATTCTGGAAAAATTGGTTATATTGGACATATTCCAGCAACAATGGTTCGTGTGCGAAGAAAGCGAGATGGCTTTGTCCAGCTGTCCAGAGCAAACAAAATTCAAGCAGTTTTTTTTAGAAATTTTCAAGACTTAGAAATGGCAGACCCCATTAACGCGGATCCAAGTCCAAATGAAATAATACATTTTAAGATGTATTCACCAAATAATACATACTATGGAATACCATCGTCCGTTTCTGCCGCTGCGGCAATAATTGGAGATAAATTTGCAAAAGAATATAATATTGATTATTTTGAAAACAAAGCAATTCCTAGATATGCAATTATTCTTAAAGGCGCAAAACTTAGTAATAAATCTAAAATGGAACTTGTTAACTATTTTAGATCCGAGGTCAAAGGCCGCAACCACGGAACCTTGATTGTTCCATTACCTGCTGGACTTGGTAATGATTCAGATATTAAGTTTGAAAAACTTGAAGCAGGTGTCCAAGACGCATCTTTTGACAAGTATAGAAAATCAAACAGAGATGAAATTCTGGTTGCAAACAGAGTTCCTGCACCAAAAGTTGGCGTATACGACAATGCAAACTTGGCTGTTTCAAGAGATGCCGATAAAACATTCAAACTCCAAGTAATTGGACCAGATCAATCTGTCATAGAAAAAAAATTAAACAGACTTGTTTCTGAGTTTACTGATATGTTGCAATTAAAACTAAAAAAAATTGATCTTTTGGATGAAGATATTGAATCAAAGATTTTTGATAGATATTTAAGAACAGAAGTTGTTACTCCAAACGAGGTGCGGTCAAAGATTGGTTTCCCAGAAAGAGAAGAGGGAGACAATGTGTTGCCATACCCAACAAGATCAAAACAAGAGGGGATGCCCGGGGCACCCGTAGGAAATTCTAACAATGCTTCTTCAAACCCGCCAAAATCAAGGTCGGATTCCGGGGCTTTGCCTGACGGGGCGAGAGATTCTGGAGATCAAGCAGAAAGAGGTCAGAATCAAGATTCTGGCGATAACACTAGCGACTCATCGCTAAGTGATAATTAAGGAGATTAATAATGGATGGATCAATTGTTTATGCAAACACATCAGTTGACAGCACTGCAAATGAGGTTTCTGTAAATCATCATACAAGTGAAATATATTTTTGGAATAATAGCAGTTCTACTAATGCAACAGTTAGGCTTAATGGTATATATAATATAGTTATTCCTAAAGATGCTGGTTTTTATCATAAAATAGAAGGCGATTATACAACATTTCAAGTCATCACTGCGTCTGTAACTTTATCTGTTTTTGCAATTGGATGACAAAAAAAATATAAGGTATAATTTTACATTATGAGGTATTATGGAAGATTTTAATTTATCATTTCCAATTGATTTGATTAAGAAAGAAGAGAGGGTTGTAATTGGAATTGCAACTGCGGATAATATCGATAAAGCCAATGACGTCGTAGATTTTAATGCGTCTCTTGACGCATTTAAAAATTGGGGTGGCAATATCAGAGAAATGCATGCACCAATTGCTGTTGGAAAAGCAATTCATATTGAACCTACACAAATTAAAGGTCCCGATGGTAAAAAATATAATGCAATTAAAGTTCATGCATATATATCAAAAGGGGCCGAGGATACTTGGCAAAAAATTTTAGACGGTACATTAAAAGCATTTTCTATTGGGGGTAAAATTATTCAAAAAGAAGCCATGTCGGAAAAAATGCACAATGGTAGACCAATTAATATAATTAAACAGTATGTTCTTGGAGAACTCAGTTTGGTTGATAATCCCGCAAATGCATTGGCTACGGTAGACATCATTAAAAGAAATGAAGATGGAAGTCTGCAGTATGTTCTTGAAGAAATTCTTGAAATAGCAAAGAAACAACCAATAAGAGATCCAAAGGGTGGATTAACAGCAGCAGGTCGCAGACACTTTAAACAAACAGAAGGGGCAAACTTAAAACCTGGCGTTAAAGGACCAGCAAACACCCCTGAAAAAATGCGCCGCAAGGGTTCTTTTTTGACTCGCTTCTTCACCAACCCTTCTGGACCAATGAAAGATGAAAAAGGTCGCCCTACAAGGTTAGCTCTTTCAGCAGCGGCATGGGGCGAACCAGTGCCACAGGATAGATCTGACGCAGCACGACTTGCTGCAAAAGGCAGACGACTTCTTGAGCGATACGCTAAGATTAAACAGAAAAGCGTAGATGAAATTTTATTAGAAGATGAAGATCTTCTTATTAAAGAAATGTTTTATTTTGATAATGAAGACTATATGGAATTAATTAAAGACACTCCATTAAGTGATTATACTTTTGAAGATTCTTTTGATGAAAATAAATTAGAGTTAATTTTAAAATCTTTAAAAGAATGGTTTAGAGAAGATTGGGTTGATATTTCAAGACCCAAGAAGGGGGGTGGATTTGAACCCTGCGGAAGATCGGATGCAAGCAGTGGAAAGTATCCGAAGTGTGTTCCAGCCTCCCGCGCTGCCCGAATGTCACAAGCAGAAATTGATTCGGCTGTAAGAAGAAAAAGAAGAGCCGAGTCAACTCAGACCCGTCAAGATAAAAAACCAATTAATGTTTCGACGGACAAAATGGAAAAAAGAAATGTTCCAACAAATCCTGAACTTTATGCACGAGTTAAAGCAGAAGCAAAAGCAAAGTTTGATGTTTATCCATCGGCATATGCAAATGCTTGGCTAGTTCGTGAATACAAAAAAAGAGGCGGAAAATATCGCGTTGAAAAAGCCGACGAGGTGACAACCGACAGTATGGGTGCTGGTATTAAAAATCCACAACAGGGTTATATTGAACCAAGCAAAATGAGGGGCAAAAAAAAGAAAGTTAAGAAAATTAAAAAGGGTGTTGAGGACACACTGAGCCCCGTTGAATCATTACAAGAGGTGATAGCCCATTTGGCAGACAGAATTGATATGCACCAAAAATGGAATTGGCAATTAAATGCTTCATTAGATGAAATTGAAGATATTCTAGTGGAAGACGAAGAACTGGAAGATGAAAATTACGAAGAAGGTTATTTTGAAGAAGATAATGATGGGGATGAGTCGGAATCGGAAATAACAATTCGGGATTTAATGAATTTAATTGGTAAAACATTTGATGCAGCACCAAAAAATTGGTAGAATACAAAAATATTAATATTTTCTTGCTAAATCAAGTAAAATATGATAAGGTCTTTAGCATGGATGAACAAGAGTCAAAATTGTCACTTATAAAAAAGGTTGTTAATTGGCTTGTTCCAGATGTTCAAGAAAATGCTTCAACAACAATAGTTGAAGTTACTGAAAACACACAGGAGGAAGAAATGGATATTGAAGTCCTTAAGGATGCTCTGAGTGCTGTTGTTGATGAAAAACTTGCTAACTTCGCTACTTCCATAAAAGAAGAGGTTGAGGCTGCGGTTCAAGAAAAAATTGACACCATCACAAAGAGTTTTGAGGTGCAGAGTGCCGAACTGCAGGAAAAATTAGAGGCAACAGAAAAGGCATTGGCCGAGCAAGAAGAGAAGGTTCAGACCTTCGCTACAGCCGGTGCTGTTAAGAAGAGTGTTGACCCAGAAGACGACAATGAGGGCGAGGAGCTTAAGAAGTCCTCCACAAAGTCAGTTTGGGAAAATATTTATTTACCACAGGGTCTTATAAGCGCCCTGGGATATGAGTCATAATTAGGAGGATAAAATAATGGCATCACAAGAAGAAATTCTTTCTAAGGCCGATGAGGTGACAACAAGCGTTGTCGGAAACGATTCGGGTGGCCTTCTCAAGCCAGCCCAGTCTAACCGATTCCTTGATTATGTCATAGACCAGTCGGTTCTTATGCAAAACGCAAGGGTTGTTCGTATGAGAACACCACAAATGGAGATCGATAAGGTCTCGGTTGGAACTCGTTTGCTTGCAAAGGCAACAGAGGCCACAGACAGCGGCACAAACGCCGCCGTTACATTCAGCAAAGTTTCGCTTAGCACAGTTAAGCTTCGCCTTGACTGGGCAATGTCAACAGAGTCACTGGAAGACAACATTGAAGGCGCTTCTCTTGAAGATCATATTGCACAGATTATGGCTCGTCAAACAGCCAATGATCTTGACGATCTTTTCATCAATGGAAACACCTCTTCAGGCAACGCGCTTCTTAAGGCTCTTGACGGCTTCGTCAAGCTTGCTAAAGCTAACGGCACGGTTGTTGACGAGGCCGGTAACAATGTTTCTAGAGCGACATTTGACCGTATTCTTCGTAACCTGCCAAAGAAGTATTTACAGCGCAGAAATGAACTGAAGTTTTTCTCGGGTTCAGGAATTGTTCAAGACACAATTTTTAGCCTTCAGAGTCCAAACTCAGCCACAGCGGCAACTGCTGGTGCTCCTGCTCCTGCGTCAACTGTTGGTGA